CCAACTTCAGAGATATCTGTAGGATATGCATCGATAAATTGATATGTTCTTAAATCGGTACCGTTTTTATCTAATTGTGTAACATATAATGTTGCCAAATAATTTCTTGGCTCAATTCTACCTACCTTTGTACCCATATCTTCAATTATGTTCATCCATCTTTCAAGAGCAGCTCTTACAATAAAAGTACTATCATTGACAATTGTTGTTGTCCAGGGGACAAATGTTCTATCACCTGCTAGATGAACTTCACGACCTCTATAAAGAACAGTAGCAGGAGGAATAGTTTGTCCTGGTAATGATGCAGCCGTGACTAAAAATGGTGCAACTGCGCCTGCACCATTTTCAATACCCGCAGGAAATGTAAGTGTCACTTCAAACTGATTAGGTCTTGCTCCACCTTGAAGTGTACTTCTAAATTGATCTATATTAAATGCTGGCATTTAATTCTCCTATTAGGCGCCAATTTCTCTAAATGAAACTGATGTTCTTGTAGCCACGAAATTAAGTGTTATAAAGTTAATTGAACGTGCAGGCTTAACATATATATCAGCCACAAATTCATTTCTATCTATAACTTCACCTGTATTATTTGTTTCATCACAAACAACAAGAAAATCAATAATTCCGCGACGACCTTTTACATCTCTTAAAAATGGCTCAACCAAGTTCTTAAACTGTGCTCTTGTAAATGGATCATTAAATTCAAATAAAGAATATCTTGATGCAGTTGCTATTGCTTTTTCTAAAACAATAAACAATCTACGTACATTAATACGATCAAAAGCACTTGGTTTAGATAATAATGTCCTATCACCAAAAAGAACAGTCCCTTGTCCTGCTACAGAAATTACAGGATTGATACCGTTTTTATATAAAGTATCGCGCTGTGATTGATTTGGATTAAATGCTAGTTTAACAACATTCTTAACTTGACCACGATTCAATCCACCAGGAGAAACCCATGGATCTGATACTAAATCTGATCTTGCACAAAGACCAGCAATATCACCATTTAATGGAATCCATCTATATACATCATTGTAACGATCATATTGATACTTCCAACCAGAATCCATCACTGCATAAGATGATGAAAGATTAGAAAGATCAGATGTTCTGTCACTTACAACATCAGTAACTTTTGTTGAATCCGCTTTCCCCGCTTTAACTGCATCATATGTTGGTGATAAAAATACTACACAGTCTTTTCTTACTTCAGCAATATTCTGAACAACTGTTTTGGCATTAGTTAATGATAAATTACCCATTGGTAATAAGGAGACATCATAAAGATCAGTATTTAAAAATCGATCATATTGAGTTAAGATCTGCCCATCTGTTGGATCTGAATCAACTCCACCAGATAATGAAAGATTTCCGGCATAAGTTAAAGAATAAGTAAGATTACCTGATGCAGCATTACCGGCATTAGAATTAGGTACTGGATGACCTCTCCAATACAAATATTGTGAGTCATTTATAACATTTTTATAATAAATTGATTCACCTTGAGCACCAACAGCATCAGAAGCAAGAGACAGATATTGATATCTTTCTAATACTGCACCCTGTGTACCTGTAATTAATCCATCTTCATCAACTATAGCAACGTGTACTTCATCATTGCTTGAACCAAACTTTGCTGCATATGTTGATGTACCAGGTTGAGTGTCAAATATAGCTTGGTTTGTGGTACCTATAGTTGACCAATTAGCGTTTGATGCAATAATAACCTTTAGTGAATTACCTAAGGTACCAGGATATTTTGATGTTACAAAGTTACTAGTACTATCGGTTAATGCATCATATGCATCTCTATCTTCGATAAGTTCAGCGCTAGATACTGCACTAACATTTGCATTTGCAACAGAGTTTTTTGCATTGCTACCAACAGCTCTAATAGTTAAAAGCCGATTAGAATATGATAAAAAGTTAGCTGCTGTAAAGAAAGATAAATAAGTGTTTGCAGTTGGTTTTCCAAACACAGATGCTAGTTCATTTTCAGAACTAATATATGTAACTACATTTGCTGGACCCCATGCAAAATTACCCACAAATCCCCCTGCGCTAGTAGAAACTGATGGCACTACTGTAGTGAGATCAGCTTCTTTAACTAAAACTCCAGGTGAAAGTTGAAAAGCCATATAATTCTCCTTGATTAGAAATATAACAAAATCTTCAATTAGTTTATAATAATTTATAATTTATTTATATTTTTCTTGATTTCAACTTCCTATAATTTCATCGTGTGTTTTTCTGAAATAATCTTGTGGATTTTCTCCACCAGAAACCCATAAATCTCCTGCCATTATCATTGGCTTTTCTTCATCAGAAAGCTCATCTGTTTTAAATCCAAAAGGTGTAAGCTCATCTTCAATCTGTTTCATTTGTTGCTCAAAAATTGCATGCCGAAGATCAAAGTTTGTTAATTCTTTAAAAACCGGATCTCTAACTATCCATGCAAAAAGAACAAGGGTCATGACTAAATCATCATGATATCCTTCATCAGCAGCATATGAACCCCTCTGCTCTATAAATGTTGAGAGTTCAGATATTATATCTTTATCAAAAACTTGTAATTTTTTAGATTCTATTAAAGTTTTTAAGTTTGAACAACCAATTCGTTTAACTTGTTTTGTTGTTCTAACACCCAACAAAGTTTTACCTTTAAATCCAATAGATATAAATTGACCCTTCTTTGCATCTGATCCAATTCTAAAAATATTTTCATATTCCAATTCGGAATGTAAGATATCAGCAATTTGTTGCCCATTATCATTTACCTCAACTAATATATATGCATCATTATAATCTTTAGCAATTTTATAAATTATATTAGGATAAAGTAATGGACTAATCTTATTATTTCTATATTTACCAACTACTTTATAAGGAATTTGAGTAACATCTATAACAGTAAATGCTGAATAATCTCCTCCCACTCCTCTAGATGTATCGACAATTATAGAATATTGTTTGTTTAATAATGGTTCCTCTAAAATATCTAATCCATCATCTGTAGAATATACATTAGGTAGAGATGACATCTGAGCTAATACATCACCTGAAATAAGAGAATAAGAGCTTCCAATAAAAGAACATAAAACTTCTTGATTAAACTTAATCTCGCCTAGAAGTTTCTTCTGCTCAGCAGCCCAATTTTCATTTCTATTTGGATGTTCAAAATACTTAACTTCAAATGGAGAAAATCCATTTAACCCCTGCGTGGCATCGTTCCAAAACTTCCAAAAATGATTATAGCCCAGAGGGGTTGAGGTGAGCACAATCTTTGTTGTTTCACCAGCAGAGACAACAGGATATACTGATGTAAAGAAATCTTCTGCTATGTTATTGGGAATAATTGCAGTTTCATCGACATATAGTAAATTTACTGATTTACCGCGAATTCCCGATGCACTTGTTGCTGCAGTAAATACTATTGAACCATTTTCAAGTTCGATATCACCTTTATTCCATGTCTTTATACCTTGTTGTAGCCATAAAGGTAAATTTTCATACATTAGTTGATAACGATATAAAATTTCTCTCGCTGCAGGTGCTTTATTTGCAAGAATAGCAACCGTTTTATTCTTTTCAAATAATGTATACCATAGTATAAATGCCGCTACAGTTTGGCTTTTGCCCATCTGACGAGGCTGCATACTTATAATTTTGCGTTTGTTTCTCAGTACATCAATAAATCTTTTTTGATATCCGTACAGAATAAAGGGAACTAAACCTTTATCTAGAGAAACAATCTGGCAATAATTTTCAATAAAATATACAGGATCTTTTGTACAACGAATTAATTCAGCAATTTGATCTTGAGTATAAGGAATTACATATCCAATCTGTTTGAGATTAGAATTTCCCTTATATCTATTTTTAATTGTATTGAGAATCTGTGGAATCAATTAAACGCTCTGAATTTTTCTGTTCAATCATTTGTAAAAGATCTTGTGTAGATCCTGCAAATACAATATTATTTTGCTGTCCTATAGATTGCTGCGTAACGTTAGCAGTTGGTTTATCTATTTCTTGTTTTTGTTTATGTAATTGCAACAAATCTTTTGAAACCTCAGACATGGTTTTCATTAGTTGACCTGCAACTTCAAACCCCCTTGGGTGTTCAGAACTTCTAGCTAAAGAGATTATATCGTCTAGTGCAGATGTTCCTTTTGTAATAACTTCTCTAAGAGTTCTTCTAGCAAGTTCATAATCATCTTCACTATCTTTAATTTCTTCTTTTAAAACGACAGTGGGGGAATATACAACTTCTCGCTGTACAGGTTCTATATTGAAAATATCATTTAACTTTTCCATTAGTCACCAAAACCCTCAAACGTTTCTACAAATGTAAAATCCTCACCTGGTTTAGCAGTTGGGGGACTTACTTCAACACTATAGGTTCCGAAAGAATTTGTAAGTTCTTTATCACTATAAAAATCAACAATTGCTTTGCGAATAACACCTTGTCTAGATGTAGGACCGTAGAAATTAACTTTTAGTGTAAATGATAACGTCCAAACTATGGCTCTTCTATCAGTAAATTCCCCGTCATAATGATCTTCAAACGAAATATTATCTAAAATGATAGGTAGATCATGTATCAAGTTAAGAGAAGGAATGGCTTTTAATGATAAATTATAATCTGGATTGAAGTAAGGTAAAATTTGTTCAACTATTTGATGTGCATCATCAATATTTTTAGTATAAACATACAAATTCATCTTTATATCATACGGAACTGGACTATATTGTGTTGTCAGATTAGTCGCAGTAGAGTTAACCACTCTATTTTGTTGAACTAATGATAGTCTTCTAGTTGGATCATAATCTATAGCAACCATCTCAAATGCTAATCGAGGTAATACAATTTCAACCGATACTTCTTCTGCAGGACCGGGCAATTGATCAATTCTAGTTAAAAACCTTTGTTTGGGGGCATATGATATAGGAACTCTAATAGTTTTAGCAGGGGAATCCGATGAATCAAGGCGATCAATAGTAATATCATTAAACATATTGCCAAAAGCAACAATACATCTTCTTATTGTACCCCAATAAAATTTAGTGTTTAACATTATCTACCTATAATTTCGCCTAAAGGATTGCGTTCTGAAAAATCTAATACATCTGATATTTCAGAATCATATCTTTCATTATCTGCAACAGGATCTATATTAATCGTTTCATAACTTTCTAATATTAGACTAGCTTGTGTATCATATTCTAGTAACAGAGCATCACCCGACTCTAATAATAGTTCATAAGAAAGTATATCAAGATTAATCTCATCTGTAATACTATCTATTTCTTCTACACCAGTATCAATAGTTTCATGACTAAATTGATACAATTCACATTGCAATTTGTATGTATATAACTTTCCTACCTGAAAGAATGGATCTGATGCTTCAACAAACTTTATTTCAAAAAATGATTTGGTCATCGGAAAGAATAAAATATCACCTTCAGCCGGTCTAGCAGACAATACACTAGTACCTCTGCGACGAATTAATTCATCCCAACGTCTACGTGCCATAACAAATGTTGCTGTCTCTTGAAGCTCAATACCAAACTTTGATAACAGTTCGGTTCCACCAAATCCATTAACATTTTCAAGATATACTTCAATAGGATATGCATTCTTATATTCGTTTAAAGGATCTTCATTAAGAATGTAGTCTCTATTAACGGTAGCACGAGGCATATAATACGCATCAAATCCATAAATCTTTAAGCATTCGATAATCAAATCCTCATGTAGATTTGATTCCGAACGACGACCCATCGGAATGCCTGATTGAAAATAAAAATTGGTAGCCACGGTATTTTTGTACTTTTTAAGTTAACTTGCCTATTGATTATCTATTGACAACTGTGTATACTTCGCTATGTTGTGAATGATATTAATATACTGTTTATTTAATTATCCTAAAAAGAAATCTACTGGCAATTCAAATCTTGATTGAATTTCCGATTCAATTTTTTCTATTTCTTGTGTAGCTTCATCATATATTACTTGACCGTTAAGTAGTACACCTCCTGGAAGCTGTACTCCCTGGAATTTCTTTAGATTGTCCCCCCACTGTCTCTTTATAAGAGCAGTTGCATATCTTTTAAGAAACATATCGTTATATACATCAGTAAATTGATCTGGATCTAAAATTCTAAAACATTCTACTATTAGAATGTCACCTATTACAGCATCTCTGCCCCAATCCATGTCTACAAAAAGACGATTCATATGTCTATTAAATCTTATTGGTTTTGTACCAACCA